CAAGCTGGCATTAAGCAAAAAGTTATGCAAGCCGATGTTGAGATTAATAAGAAGAAAGAAGAAGTAAAATCTCAGATGGGTAAGGAATTTATTGAAACAGAAGGAAAGCAAAAATTATTACGGAATGTAATGTCTAATAATGTTGAATCTCAGAAGCAGCAAGCAGGTAATATGTTACAGTCTGTAAAAAATAGTTTGGAAAATAAAAACGGTAGTTCTTAAACTACCGCATTGACGCAAGACTAAAAAAGGAGAGTTATGACAACTTCCAATGAAGAAAGTCAAGGTAACCCTAATATAGGAATGCAAGCAGATTCACTTGAAGCTGCAGAGGCATCCCAACCAGAAGGCTCTGAAGACTTTTTCAATCAACTAGATAATGAGGTCAATGGTGGCATAATAGATGACACTGAGGTAACCCAAAGTCAACCAAGTGGCTCCGAACAGGTAACCCACAACACACTAGACAATGGCTCCGAGAATGTGGCTCAGTCGACAGACAGCGTAGACTGGAAAAAACGATACGAAGATAGTAGTAGAGAGGCTGTCCGCTTAACAGAACAATACAAATCGGTTGAACCGTTTGTACCAGTTCTAGAAGCGATGAAGAACGATAGTGGATTAGTAGATCATGTTAGGGACTATTTGGTTAATGGTGGGAAACCTGCAAAATCAATTCAGGAGAAATTACAGCTTGATGAAGATTTTGTATTTGACCAGCAAGAAGCAATGACAGATCCTGATTCTGATAGTGCTAAATTAATGAATGCTCATGTAGATGGTATGGTTCAAGGTAGGGTGAATCAGATGCTCGAATCCGAAAGGAGTAGAGCTCAACAGATTCAACAAGCCAAAGCAAAAACAACTGAAGAGCAGTCATTTAAAGAAAAGCATAATATGTCAGATGATCAGTTTAATACATTTAAGGCTAGAGCGCAAGAGCATATAATGACATTAGATGATGTTAATTACTTGCTTAATCGTGATGCTAATAATACAAATGTAGCAAACTCGACAAAGAAGGATATGTTAAACCAAATGAAAAATGTCCGCAATATGCCTGCATCCGCATCGGGAGCAAACAGTCAAGACCCAGGAAGATCGGAATCAGACGATGTGTTTGATGCGATAAAGGGCCTTGATGATGGTGTTGATAACCTGTTCGGTTAGGCTTATATAAAATTTATTAGTCTATCCGAACTTAATCCTAATTAAGGAGATAGACAAATGGCGGATATTCTTAACGTAACCGGGAGTAATTATACTTCCGAGCCTACGGTTCAAAGAGGATCGGCTGCTGCTACAGGTGCCCTTCGGAGAAAATATAACTTCGGAGAAAAGGTATCTGAATTAGCATTAGCACAAGATCCATTCTTTCGATTTGTAAGCATGGTTTCTAAGAAACCAACAGATGACCCGACTTTCAAATTTACTGAAAAGCGGTCTTCTTACACCAAAAGATATGCATATCTATCCGATTATAGCAGTTCTGCTATATCGTCACCGGCAACTGATGTAACATCAGCCAACCCAGACCCATCGGCTGGAGATGTATATTCTTTTAGTTTTTTCACAGACTATAATAATAATGGTAACAACCAGAATATTTATGGTCAAACAATAAGTCTTGCTGAAGGAGTTCTAGGTACCCAACCTTTGTTCTTTATTCCAGGACAAATTGTAAAAATACCAGTAGGTGCAACAAGTACTCTAAATAACTTGGGATCTGAATTAACTAACTATACTTTATGGAAAGTTAATTCTGTAGATCTTGATACATATGGATCAGCTGCAACAGCTAATAGTGCAACTGTTAATAAGGCTATTGTTAATGCGACATGTGTAAAAGCACCTGCAACTTGTAACTTTATGCAGGCTACTACAACTAGTTCAACTATTGGTAATGGTGAAGCTGGATTGGGGCATGCCTCTACATTAGCATCTAAATCTCAGTCTCAAGAAGATCTTGAGCCTTTTAAATGCTATGTAGTTGGTACTGCTTTTGCTGCTGGTTCTGGTTATCCAGAAACTTGGCAAGATCAGCCTTATAGTACTTCAACCGGTCAAACTCAGATATTCAAAACATCTGCAGTTATGAATAATACTGATCGTGCAACTGTATTGAAGTATGAAGGTAACGAATGGGCACGTATCTG